GACGCGCAGCCAGTCGACGGCCATCTCGATGGCCTCCTCGTAGGTGTCTCCCTCAGTGGCCCCGTCAAGGCCGCACGGCTCCACTGCGTAGCCGCCCTCGGGGTCGGGGTAGACCTCGAACTCCTGCATGACGATCATGGTGGTCTCCTTTCCTGCGGTGAGGGGGAGGGCGGGGCTAGAGCAGCCCCGCTTCCTTCCTGATTCCCCTCGCGGTCGTCTCCTTTATCTCCCGGTGCCTGGGCACTGTCACCGTCACATCCCCGCGGCGGAACTTGTCGTGCTTGGCGCCGGTGCCGCTGAGCTTTACGTAGCCCGCATCGGTCAGCTCCCGCTCGAGGTCCCTCTTCTTAGTCACCGCCCAGCTCCTTTCGACAATTAAATATTAGCACAGCTAAGTAATAAAGTATATAAAAGATTAGCGCAATTAAGGATTAAATTAAATCGGCGGCTGGGTTTTCTGAGCCCGCGCCGTTGGAGGTTTTTTCGGAAAATCCTAAAAAACCCTGCCGTGCCGCGGGTCATAATCGTGATGAACACCATTCCCGCTCCTGGAGGTACCCATGGCTCGCTACAGCGTCGGCGCATACACGTACGAGGACGATTCCACCGACACGATGATCTACGATGGGCTCACGGGCATCCCGTTGAGCTTGGGGTACGAACTCGTGTCGCAGGAGCGCGGGGACACCGTGAGGGTCGTCGCCCTGGGCGTGAAGGACGACACCGCGGGCCCCGTCCCGTTTGCGACGCTCAGGCCGTGCGCGTACTCCCTGGCAGCCGAGTACGATGTGCGTGCCGTGAGGTGCCCGCAGACCGGTCAATGGGTCCTCATCGGGTACATGGGCGTCTAGAGGAGCCCCGCGATCTTCCCGCCGACGGCGAGGATGCCGGCCACTAGCTCCCCTCCCTTCTTCGCTATCTCCAATCCCTTGATCATGCGGTCGGCCAGCGATGCCTGGTCGCCGCGTTTTGCCGCCAGTTCCATCTGAACGAGGCATGCGGCGAGCGTGTCCTTGTCTTCCGTGGTGAGCATCCGGTCCGCGGCGACCGTCTCCATCAAGTTGTCGACGGACGCCCTCAGGGAAGATGAGGACGAGGAGCTCGAGCTTGATGTTGCGTTGCTGTCTGCGTGTTGCTCGACTTTCACGTTTGTCCCCGCTGCTGAGGACTTCATCTTCTCAATCTCATAACTCATGCGCCTTTCGTCGGCATACAGCCTAGCCTTCGACTGGAGCCGCCTTATGTCTTCGGCGGCATCCCTTCTCCCGTATGACGAATGGCCGGCGACCGACGCGCGAAACATCTTCAGGCCCACGCGGACCTTGGGCACGACCGTTTCTAGCGCAGACTCGATTCTCTTTGCCTCGCTCACGAGATTGTAGGAATCGGGGTCCGCGAGGATTTCCCCGCATTCCGCTATGAGCTCGTCAATTGCGTTGTCCATGAAATGTGCTCCTAAATGAAAAGGCGGTCGCCCCTTGGGACAGCCGCCTTTCCTTGGACGCGGGCCCCGTGGGGTCCCCGCGTCAATACCGCTGTCCAAATTACCGTTAGTCCTCGGCACGGTCAAGCCGATCAGCCCATTTTCGTGGGGTTACGTAAATGGGGGAGTAGCTGGCGTTTTGGTGTCCGTTGTCTACGCGGACCTTACTTGATCCGCTTCCAGCCCTTCGATTTCAGGCGCTGCAGCCTGATTTTGGGACAGCTCGGCCTGGTCGCGTGCCGTCTCCAGGATCTTCGAGCGCCTCTTCTCGGTGCTCTGCCGGTAGCAAGTGATCAGCTCGCCCTCTTCTGGAGTCTGATTTTGCTGGGACTCCATCGGGGACCATTCCCTGCCCCCTAAGGTGTCTAGCGAACAGTTGAGAGCGTCAGCAATTCTCCAGGCCGCATCAAATGCCATGCTGCGGCGTCCTTGCTCGTATTCCGTGTAGCGGCTTGTCTCAAATCCAGCATGTTTCGCAAACGCCGCGGCGCTTTTGAAGCCAGCAGACTTCCTGAGCAACTGTATGTTCTTGCCGATCCGCTTCCTAAGAGTGTCTTCTGTCATTGGGCCTCCTCCCGTTGTTACCTAAGAAATTAAGGCAAAGCGCCAAATATTTCAATCAAATACTGAAATCTTTGTTGACAACTAGGCAGAGAGCCGTAATATTGAAAACAGCAATTAGGCAGAGAGCCAAAAACATCTTCTATATAGAAGATGTTACGGCTGAGGTTGACAGCGCTCAACCTCAGTCCCTCTCATTTCCGCAGATGAAAGGAGTTGTCAATGGCGTTTAGCAAGGAAGAGATGTCCGCATGCCTTCGTGAGCTTCGTGCTCGCAAGCGCGTTACCCAACAGGAGGTCGCCGACGCTGTCGGGGTGGATGCCACGAGCATCTACAACTACGAGAACGGTCGCACGGCACCGACCTTTGAAATCGCTTGGCGCCTTGCAGATTTTTTTGACGTTTCCCTTGACCGTTTGGGCGGGCGAAACACAGACGAGGCCGCCTAGGCCGGATGGAGGAAGAGATGGAAAGTCGCGGGAGGGGTACGGAGCCCCGGCGAATCCGGTCTCGGGGGCGGTTCGGTGCGCAACCCTCGCCGCCTCCCTAGCCCGGGTCGTTATCCGCCATCCTGCACGGTTATCAGACCAGATCCCGCCCGGATTTCCCCGTGCCTGCCCTATACCCCTTTTATAACTGCTGATCGGGAGAGGGACTGGAGAGCTTCGGCGGGACTTTCGGTAGCCCGCGGTCTGGCTGCCTCGCCGCGCGTCGTTGCGCCGACGCCTTCGGCTCGGGCTTTTCCGGCTTCCGTATGCCGGGTGGGGCCCTACTTTACGGCGGCCCGCGTCCTCAAAACTGCCTTCAAGGAGATGGCTCCCTTCCGTCGGTTGACAGGACGCTTGGATTGTACCGCCGTGAGCAGCGGATTGAAAGCGACTACAGGAAAGAGGTTACGGGCTATGGCGACACGAAACGCGATTGCGCGGCTGCGCAGGGAGGCCGGTCTTTCCCAGTACCGGCTCGCCGTCATGGTCGGCGTGACCGAGAAGACGGTCTGGAACTGGGAGCGCCGGGGGATAGCCGACGCGAAGTACGGTGCGGCCAAGCGGCTCGCGAGGGCGCTGGGCGTGCCCATGGATGATCTGGAGGAAGAGGAATGACAGGCAAGAGCTACGAGCTGCCCGACGACATCACGGGCCTGGGCGGCATGGTGTCGTGGGCCGACGAGCACGGCGAGTGGCACACGGAGGTGTTCGAGTTCCTGGCGGACGCGCGCTACGCGTTCCGCGAGCACGTCCGGGCCGGCGACGTCGCCTACATGGCGCGCCTGGTGGAGCTCGACCGCAGGCAGGCGCTCGACCCAGCTGTCTACGACGTCATGGAGATCGACCCCGCGCCGGGCGAGTGGCCGTTCGGCCGCGGTCGCGAATGACCCGGGCGCTGCTGGCCTCGGCCGTCGTGATGGATGTCGCGGGGTGGATGTGCGCCGCGCAGGGGGCCTACGGCCTGGCGCGGATGTGCTTCTCGGCCGCGCTGCCGTTCATCGCGGTGTGGGTGGTCGGGTCGCTGTGGGCGCGCTAGGCGAGCCACTCGGAGCGGTGCCCCGCGATCGCCCTGGCCACCGCGGGCCTGATGGAGAAGTCGGTCGCGGTGAGCATCGAGCCGACCGGCGGCGTGCCGAAGATGCCGAGCTCACACAGCGCGAGGGCGTCGGCATCGAGCGGGGAGAGGCTGACGGAGCCCTCGTCGAGCGCGCGGGACACCAGTTCCTTCCGCCTCCTCGACATGCAGAGGAATACGGCGGAGAGGCGGTCGTCCATCCTCCTGCGCCTTGCCCAGGCGCTCCTCGCGGCGACGATGCGCGCGGTCGCGTACCCGAGCATCGCGGCGGCACCGGTCAGGAGGAGGCACGAGGCTGGGTGCTCGGCGACCATCGTGCGCACGTCTTCGGCCATCGCGGCGACCGAGCCGAACCCGACCGCTCCGGCGATGGTGACCAGCAGGTCGATGTTCTCCTTCGCGGCCCTGAGCGTCTTGTTCATCTTCGATTCCCTTCCAAGGAGGTTCCCATGGGTTTCATTCTCGCACTCTCCTTCGCGTTCCTGTTCGGCGTCGGCCTCGGCCTCATGCGCCGCTGACGGCGGGCCCGCCCCCGTCGCGCCACGGGTTCCGTACCGCCCCCATTCCGCGGGGCCCGTGGCGCGACGGGGCCGGACTCCCTACTTCCGGCCCATATGGTGCCGCCGCCGACTTGGCGGGGCGGCGGCACCGCTCCCTTTGGCGGGGGAGCGCCCTCCGGCTGCGCCTCTTGGTGCGGCCCTCCGGCAAGGGATTGGCCCATACGAACGAAAGGAGAAGGCCATGTGGATGTCGATAGCAAAAGGCGCGAGGTACGCCTGCTGCGACAACGTCACGTTCCGCGCGATGGTCATGCAGGGCGTGATACCGCGCTACCCGTCGCTCAACCCCAACAGCTCGCGCGAGGTGGTGAGCAGCGAGGACATCGACGCCGCCATCAAGGCGCGCGGCGCGGTGCCGGCGCTGCCCTCGCCCGACTGCGTGCCATCACGCCGTCCGAGGCGGGTGGCGTGATGGGCGACCTGGTCTGGGAGGCGGGCTGCCGCCTCGGCGCGCGGTGGGACTCGCTTCCCGAGCGCGTGCGCAGCGTCGTGTGCGCCGTGGCGCTCATCGGCCTGATCGCCGTGGCCGGCGCCATCGAGGGGACCGCCCCGAGCGGGATGTACTACTAGGAGGTTTGATATGCAGTTTGAGAAGAGGCAGGTTCGCCTGGGCGATATCCGCCCGAGCGGGCAGAACCCGCGCGAGGACTTCGGCGACATCGGCGCCCTGGCCCGCAGCATCGAGGCGACCGGTGGCGAGCCGCTGAACCCGCCCGTGGTCGTGGCGGACGGCAACGTGTTCCGCATCGTGGACGGCGAGCGCCGCTACCGCGCGCTGTCGTCCATCTACGGCGAGGACCGCGAGGTCTCCGCGCTGGTGGCGGAGAGCATGGACGAGGCCAACGAGCTCGTGGCCATGCTCGCCACCGACGACAAGCGCCAGCTGACCGAGGCCGAGCGCGCCCGCGGCGTGCAGCAGATGCTCGTGCTGGGCATCGACGAGCAGCGCATCGAGCGCGCGAGCCGCGCCACCGCCGGGCAGATCCGCGCGGCGCGCAGGCTGCGCGGTCGCATCGATGCCGGCGTGCAGGTGACGCTGGAGCAGCTCGAGGCCGCGAGCGCCTTCGAGGACGAGAAGGATATCGAGGCCGTGCTGGCGGCAGGCGAGGGCTGGGCGGGCAAGGCCGACGGCATCCGCCGCCGCATCGAGCGCGAGGAGGCCAAGGCCGAGGACTACGACGCGTTCGGGGACGCGGGCATCCCGGTGGTGAAGGAAAAGCCCGAGGGGTTCGTCTACACGAACTGGGCAAACTTCGGCGATGCCGCCAAGAAGCTCGAAGGGAAGGACATCACGGGCTTCGTGGCCGTGATGGCTGACAGATACTGGGAACTCTACAAACCGGATGACAGATCGGGCGCGGAACCCGAGAAGACCGAGGAGGAGATCCGAGCCGAGCAGGAGGCTGAGCGCGAGGAGGTCGCGCTCGAGGACCTGTACAGGCGCATGGTCGGCTTCATCACGTCCGGCGCGTTCACCATGCACGATGACCTCAAGCGCATCGTGCGCGAGGCCCGCGTGGAACCGGTCGTGGTGGCAGGCGCGATAGGCGGCGACCCCTCCTTCGAGACCGACAAGCGCATCGTGAGCGTCCGTGAGGAGTTCATGGCGCGCCTCGGCACCTCCGGCCCCAGCGAGTACGAGGCCGGCTTCCGCCTCATGGCGGCCGCCAGGGGCATGGTTCGGCTCAACTACAGCTACTGCGGCGACGACGCGGAGGAGTGGATCGAGCACTGGGGCATCTTCTGCTCAGCGGGCTTCGAGCCCGGCGGGGATGACGAGTGGCTTTTGGCGAGGGTGCAGGCGAGCGCCGAAGAGGAGGACGAGGATGATGAGTAGCGAGAAGAAGGTCAGGGTGACGGTGGAGGCGTGCGGCGAGGTCAGCTCGTTCGAATGCCGCTGTGCGACGGTCTCGATCAGCAACGGCGCCGGCACCGGCAACGCGTGCTTCGTGGGCTCGGGCGGGCTTGTCGACATCCTCATGCTCACCTCCGCGTGCGTCGGCACGCTCTACGAGGCCTTCCGCCAGACGGGCGCGCCGGACGATATCGCTCGCAAGTTCATGCTCCTCTCCGTGCTCGGCGACGACCCCCACGGGCACGCCGGCAGCGTCCAGACCCTCGACCTGGACGCGCGCAGGGAGATCCGCGACATGGCGGCGAAGCTGGGCGTCGATGCCAAGGTCTAGCGAGCGCCGGGCGGTCGTGCAGCGCGGGGCGGACGGGCGCTGGTTCGCCCGCCCCTACATGGGCACCGACCGCGTCACGGGCAGGCGGATCAGGCCGTATAAGTCCTGGGACGGGGACCTGTCCCGCGAGCAGGCGCAGGCCGAGTGCGACAGGTGGATCGCGACCTATATCCCGTCCTCGGCGCAGGACAGCTCCAAGCGCCTCTCGTCGATGCTCGAGACCTACGTCTCGGACCCGGTGAACGGCCTGGCCGACAACTCCGTCGCCGCCTACCGCAGCGTGATCAGGACGATGGTGGAGCCGACCATCGGGCGCATCCCTTACGACCAGCTGCAGCCCTGGGACGTGTCCGCCGCCTACCGCATGCTGCTCGCGCCCAGAAGCGGCAAGGGCCTGTCGCCCAAGACCGTGCTCGTCATGCACGCACTGCTCAAGGGCGCGTACAGGACGTGGAGCCATGCCATCGGCCGCGACATCATGCTCGAGGTCCCGGCGCCCAGGGCGAAGCCCGCGGAGCCGTTCGCCCTGTCCGAGCTCGATGCGGACGAGCTGTCCCGCGCGATGGTGTCCGCCATGTCCTCGCCCGCCGCCACGGGCGCCAACATCGCCAGGCGCACCGAGGCAATGGCGGTCTTCCTCGCGCTCCACACGGGCCTGCGGTGCGGGGAGGTCTGCGGCCTGCAGCGCCGCGACTGGCGCCGCTCCCTGCACGACATCCACGTGGCGGGGCAGGCCGTCGAGAAGCCCAGCCTGCACAGGCAGGCCTACACCAAGGGCAAGCGAGCGCGGAACGTCTCGATTTCGCCGGCGGTCGAGGCGCAGCTGGAGCGCCACCTGGCGTGGCAGGACTCGTGGCTCGTCCGCAAGGGCCCCGCCGCCCCCGTGATCACCTTCGGCTGCGCGGGAGGGCTCGCGAGGCCGTCGACCGTGACGGCCCGCTTCAAGGCGATCGCGCGCGAGCTCGAGCTGCCCGGGGAGGCTGTGTTCCACACGCTCCGGCACACGCACGCCACGTGGCTGCTCACGCACGGGTGGGACATGCGCCTGGTGCAGGAGCGCCTGGGGCATGCGAACGTCAAGACGACGCTCGAAGCGTACGGCTCGGTCATGCCGGGCCGCGACAGGGAGGCCGCCGTGGCCTTCACCGATTCGATCTACGGAGGTGACACGGATGAATAACTACAACTTCAACAGGGACTTCTACGAGGGCTGCCGCGCACTCGGCGACAAGGAGGGCATGGCGCTCGCCTGGGCGATGCTGCGCTACGGCTACGAGGGAATCGAACCCAAGCTGAAGCCGGCGACCATGGCGGCGTTCACCTTCGCAAGGGGGCGCATCGACGCCATGGTCAACGGTAGCCTTGGGGGTCTCAAGAGGGCGGCCAATACGGGTAGCCAAGGGGGTAGCCAAGCCAATACGCAAGGTGGTAGCCGACAGGCTAGACAAGGGGGTAGCCAACAGAAAGAGAAGGAGAAGGAGAAGGAGATAACCCTTGCGGGTTATAGCGAGGCCCGCCACGCGCCAGACGACTTCGACCCGCCCTCGATGGAGGACGTGGAGGCCTACTTCACCGCCAACTGCCTGCGCGGCGACCCCCGCCAGTTCTTCGACCACTACGCCGCCCAGGGCTGGACGCTGCCGAGCGGGCTGCCCGTGACCGACGTCTGGGCGCTCGCCCGCAACTGGAGCCGCAAGCAGGTCGGCTTCGACGCGGACCGCAAGGCGCGCGGCGGCCAGACCTCCCAGGAGGTCGAGCGCGCCGCCGTGTGGAGGCCCGTGAAGACGGACGCCGAGCGCATAGCCGAGCTCCGGCGCGAGATAGCGGAGGCGTCATGATCACCCTCTGGGAGATGCTCAGGAACAAGGAGGCCGACCCAGCCGCCGGCCGCCCGCTCGACCTGACGCGGATCTACATGGCCAACGTCATGTCGCACGGGGAGGCCGCCCTGCTGACCAAGAGGCAGGAGCTCCACGAGCGCGAG